TTTTATTCACAGTTCGCATTCGGTAATACCGAGCGTGAAACATTTTTGAATACCTTATCGGCGGCTTATATGCACACACGTCAACCAAGGGATTTTCAAATCCCATGGTTCTAAAGCCGGATAGTATATCTGGTGTGGCGAGATTCGCGGTTGCTAATAACTGCATGATGAGAATCAGACCCACGGATCATGGGAATATAGGAGATTCCGTCCTACACACGAATTCTGAATATTCGGTTTTCTCTTCAAGGTCTACGACCAACGATGTATTAGGATTGACCAAAAGATTGTTACGCGATTATCCTGAGAGTTATACTCCAGGTGTGTTCGATCAGGCAATCAACGTCGTAAAATCAAAGGCTAGGTGTCTTGTTCCCATGACAGAAGATAAATTGCTGTCGTGCTACAGTGGGGCAAAGCTCGGGCGCTACCAAGCGGCTGCAAACGAGCTCCAACAAACACCTTTGGAAAGAAAACACTTCGCTATTAGTTCATTTGTGAAGCGAGAAAGGTATAAAGATCCACTCGCGTACCCGAGAATGGTGCATCACAGAAGTTATATGTGTATCTTTGAGATGCTCAGATACATAAAACCCATCGAACATAAACTATATAAAATGAGATTCGATGTTGAGAACTTAACAGCGGAAGAGACAGTAGTCGCAAAGGGTGCAAACGGAAATAGACGATATGAGCTCATAAGTGCTAAAATGAGCAGATTCAAAAACCCTTGCGTATTCTCTCTCGATTGCTCGTCATTTGAGTTGCACACAGATTACGAATATCTAAAAGATGAAATTGATATTCTACGAGCTTTTTATCCTCACGACAAATATTGGAAATGGATAACATCAAACCTATTTCACAATTTTGGACACACCAGCAACGGCGTCACTTGGGCGCGTATTGGAGGGCGTGTTAGTGGGGATGCACATACTGGGCTAGCAAATACATTAGCAATGATCATTGCTGTATTGCAATTAGCAATTAATAATCCGCATGTAAAAATGGATTTCCTCAGTGATGGGGATGATACTCTATTGTTCTTCGAAAGGGGAACCTTGCAGTTCGGTATGATTCAGAATCATTTTCGACTTTTTGGACATCAACTTAGATTAGATAAAATAGCTTATTGTCTAGAAGACGTTTTATTTTGCCAACACCGATTCCTTGATGGATGCATGATACGTTCCCCCAAGGATATTATTGACAAAGCTCTAGTAGCTGTTAGTAATTTGGCAAAACAGCAACCAACCACATACTATGCCGGAATAGGAAAAGGACTTAGGGCAGTGTATGGTGTAATTCCAGAAATTTTGCAGATCGCTGAGAAATTGATCAGTTTAGATCCTACTGCAGAACCTACCAGTGAGTATTGGCTTAAGCACCCACAAAAAGGTTCTCTGGAAGTTGGGCGGGTATTCGATATATTCGATGACGATATGTCCGCTGCTGCGTCGATGGTCGAAGAATGTGTAAAACAGTTTACACAAAATGGCGTTCTCTAGGAGATGTAAGTCCATGTGTTTAACTCTGTGGAGTCTGTTACAATGGCTGTATGAAATAATCGAGGCTGAGACATGTTACCTCTGGCTTTATGCACCTAGTTACTGCCGATTTCTGGGAACCTCTAGATTTCACGGGAAAGCAAACACTATTGTGAAGCACAATTGTCACACTTGCTTACGGGTTCATCATCCCACCCCAGTACTCCTTCCCTTGGGCAAGGAAGGATACTTA